ACAATAAATATATTATATAAGTCAATATAATAGGGCTTTTATCATTATTAGTACTATAATATATAAAGTATATTTTGGGTTTTGAATTGTTGGAGATATAAGTCCACACGTGAGGACTCCTGAAACTTATTTTAAGCCAATAAAATAAACCAATACATACGCAAGTATCAAAAGTCTTAGTTTTTGCATTACAATCAAAATACCAATAAAATAAAGGGCGTGCGGATTTCTGCGACGTTTTTCTTACGTATTCATTGGGCTGCGTCGTTTTTACTTTTTTCATGCTAGATTTTAAAAAAAAACTGTCATGGTCTAACTATTTGATTTTCAGTTAGTTACTTCTCTTTTATTCTTTTATTCTGATTTTAATAGGTTCTAGAAATTATTAAAAAAATAATAATAAATGGATATAGTAAATAGAGAGAGAGTAGGCACCCCTTTTTTTTGCTAAAATCTGTCATTAGCCTATATTTCAATTAGTTACGAAAAAATTATCGGAGTGGCAAAAAAATAATCGGAATGCTTTTGTTGACTTCGCAAGGTATTTGGTTTTAATATCGAAATAAAAGTTGTATCTTTGTGGTTCAAAAGTTGCCCTTCGACAATTGCAACTAAAAAAAATCAAGCCATTAATTTGAGTAACGAGGTCGAAGGCGTTACAATATAATTAGTGGCTATTTAATTTATATTATTATGAAATGTTTTAAATGTGGTTTAGAAAAAGATGTTAAGGAATTTAAGGAGCATGAATTTTTAACACGTGGATATGTGGACGACTGTAATTCTTGCGAGGATCTAGAAATTGAATTATACCAACAAAGAAAATCTAAGGAACTTTATAATGTTAATTTGTTACTGGATAGAAAATTAATGTTAAACGAAAAAAGTAGAATGTATTACCATAACAACAAAGAAAAAGTTAAGGCTAAAAAGAAACAGTATAACGAGGACAATAAGGAAAGAATAAGAATGTATTATATAGAATACAATGAAGGAGCAAAAGAACTAACGTATAAAGATATAGTTACAGCGTACAAATTAGAACGAAACAAGGACTAATTTAACACATCAATACAATCATATACCTAACAACAAAAGCCTGCCTAATACGTGGGCTTTTTTATGCGCGTCCTAACCGTGTACAAACGACTACAAGTGGACTTGATGACAAACATTGTCATGACCTTTGTAGGCCGTCGATTGCTGCTTCAAAAAACGCCAAAAATTTGAGGGGAAAAGTTGAAAATGGTACCCCAGGTAGTTGAAATAGTTGAGTTTCTTTTTTGGAAGATTTACGTAAACTAGGGGTATAACCCAAATACCATAAACATCTAATAATTTTTTATATCTTTGCCACATGGAAATAGAAATAGCATTAACAAACGGACCGCTTATAGGTTTATCATTCAACTACCCAGACGATGAATATCCTTACAATGAATTTGAAATATATTTACTGTTCTTTGCCATCACGTTTAGGTGGAATTAAATTCGTAACTTTGCAAAAAAAAGATATGAAGTGTAGTATAAACAACCCGATGCCAGACCAGACGATTGGCATCACAAAGATAGTACGAGCTGCTAAGGCTCAGAAGCAAGTAGAGAAAGCTGTAAATATGGCTAATGCAATGTCAATGGCGAATGCAATGAATCAAGGTCCGTTGCATCATAACATAATCATGAAGAAGTAATGAGTACAGACTTTAGATTTATAGGCATAGCGCCTAGTGTGGACCTAACAGAGAGACGCAGCAAGATGATCAACGACCAGACTGAGCCGTTCACGTTGGACGAGATGAGGGGCTACAAGGCGTTTACTGCTTTGTTAACACAGAGCGGTGGTGATGATCCTTTAGAAATATCTACTGGTTTATTAAGTATAGGCGTTACTTATTTCGTATCGTATTGTATTGCAGGAGATGATTTTAGAAATGTTGGAGGGCCATTAGTGACTATTGACGATGATCCATTAATTAATGGAACTTATTTTGTGGCAACAGGGACTACTCCTACTAATTGGACACATGGTACTGGACTAGGATACAACACAGGTGCTCCAGTAGTGACTGTACTAGAGAATACTATCGGTAATGTGTGGTTTAGTTATAATTTTGATGAACTTTGGGCTATAGCTAATTGTACAAATGCTTTTACTTCTAAAACATTTTGGACCATTACACTTCCTGGGGCAACTGAGGTTTTGTATTCAGGTTTTGTAGACAGTTTAAATACATTTGTATTTCAAAATAGTTCTTTACAATCTTTTGCCAACACCCCAATAGAAATTAGAGTATACAACTAAAGTTCATTGCTCATTTGAGTGAAGGAAATCGAGAAACGCAAGTCTAGATGCTCTGCGTTTTTTGCTTTATATACCATTCACTAAACTAATATATTATACATAATGCATGATATATCCCTCATTTAGCCTATATATGCGTTATATATAACACATTAAAAAAAGTTGTATATTTGCCTCGTATTAACTTAAATAAAATATAATGAGTACAGGATATTCTCCGAAGGATTTAGTCTTTGATAAAGAAGGTAGGGATAAATTAATAAATGGGATTACAACCATATCTAGAGCAGTAAAGAGCACGTTAGGTCCACGAGGCAAGACCGTGTTAATTGAATCTCCAAATCACACACATGGAATAACAATTACTAAAGATGGTGTAACGGTAGCAAAGTCTGTTTTTTTACTTGACCCAGTTGAAAATTTAGCAGTTAAGATTATGCGTGAAGCCGCTGACCGTACAGCAACAAGTGCGGGTGACGGAACAAGTACCAGTATTGTACTAGCAGAAGCGATTGTACTACAAGGTCAGGAGCTATTGAATGAAAAGCACAACGTAACAGAGGTCATCAGATATATAAACGATATTACGGATGTGATTGTAGGTAGATTAGAGAAGAGGTCCAAGAAGGTTAGTGGAAAGACATTGAAGAATGTAGCGTCTATATCTGCGAACAACGACTCAGAGCTTGGGGCTACTATCGCGAATACTTACGAGCAAGTTGGAAAGGATGGTATTGTAACGATTGAAGACTCTCAGACATCAGAGACATATACAAGTGTTACTAACGGTATCAAGATTGATAGAGGATATACGTCAAATATGTTTATTAATAATCATAAGAAGGACGAGTGTATATTAGATAATGTGTTGGTTTTAGTTACGGACCAGGAGATTAGCAGTATACTATCAATTGAAAAGATACTAAAGGATATTATTCAACAACAGAAGAAGTTATTAATCATTGGAACGTGTAGTCAAAACGTTATTAATACGTTGGCGGCAAACGTAGTAAAAAATAATTTAAAGCTATGTAATATTACACCACCACAGTTTGGATACAAGCGTAACGAGTTGATGGGCGACATTGCATTAGCAGTAGGCGCGAAGTATTTCTCAGAGAGTACAGGAGATGATTTAAGCTTAATGAGTATTGAAGACTTAGGTAGAGCAGACAAGGTTATTGTAGGAAGAGACAGTACAGTTATTGTAAGGTCAGAGGTATCTAGTGATGAGATAAACGAAAGAGTAAGTCAACTGTGGGACAGTCATAATCTTTCCGATAGGAAGGCAGACAGAGAGTTTATCAAGCAGCGTATTGCTAGTTTAACAGGAGGTATTGGGGTGATATATGTTGGTGGTAACTCAGACCTTGAGCAGAAGGAACGTAAGGACAGAGTTGATGACGCTGTGTGCGCGGTACGTTCTGCACTAGAGGAGGGTATATTGCCAGGTGGTGGACTAGCGTTATTTAGCGAGTCTTATAGCATTATCGCTGACGCTGATGATACGATTGATGATATCAGCGCTAATAAGTACGTGGCGATGCATATTATGGCACGCGCGATACAGTCGCCACTGCTACAGATAATGACCAACGCTGGGTTAGATGGCTATGAGGTGATGGAGTTGGCATTCGCGAAGGACTGGGGCTATGATGTTAAGAATGAGGCGTATGGAGATATGTTCAAGATGGGTATTATTGATCCTCTGAAGGTTACGAAGAACGCACTGAAGAACGCAGTGAGCGTAGCCACTACAATATTGAGTACTAATGCAATTATAACAATGACACGAGCTTAATTAAACTAAATAAAAAAAATGGAAAATTTAAAAACAAGTGATTCTACTTCTTTAGAAGTAATGATTAGACAACAAAAAAAATTAAACGATGCATTAAGAGTATTAGCAGGTAAACTTCATTCGTCTGCCGAAAAGCTTAATGGGGAATTTCCAAATCTAATTTTTGAATATGATAATCAAGAAAAAAAAGCGGCATTATCACATATAGATAAGTTAGAACTTAATGCATTAGATTACGAAGCTATTATAAACGATATTCAATATAGTGTAGATAATTTAGAGCGTTCAATATGATAAAGAAGACTATTGATATTCCTATATATCATTGTAAGTTAACTATCGTATTAGATAAAGATTTGTCCTATGTCGAGAAAAAATATAGGACAAAATCTTTGTCTAATTACGGAGCTATTACAATGAGAGTTCCTAATAAGTTTAGTGAGTATATAATGGCGTTTGAGTATGGCGAAGGAACCATCATAGCACACGAAATAGTGCATTTAAAAAACTATATTTATCAAGATAGAGGAATTGAACTAGATAAATTTAACGATGAGCCAGAAGCCTATTTAACAGGTTGGTTATTTAAACAAGTAGATGAATTTTTAAACAAATAAAAAATGATGACAGCAATTCCCATAAATAAATATATTCTCATCACAACGATTGACGAGCAGATTAAGACTGATTCAGGGTTGCTACTTACGGGTAGTGACGCTGAGAAGTTTAGATATAAGAAAGGACTAGTGGTAAAACCAGGGACAAATGTCGAAGCAATTAAGGAGAATGACTTAATTTACTACGACAAAGGTGCTGGATATACTATGCTTATATCGAATGTACCCTACACTATAATTCAAGAAAAGGATGTGGTGGTAGTCCTCTAGCTTCTCTCTTTTTAATTGTACAAGGCTGTTTTTGAAAGGCGATTTCGTCTATCTTCTTCAGCCTTCTTTTTTCAGCATAGTTTCTGTTCATTGATTTAATAATACGCTTGTACATATTATCAGAATACGACACATTGGTATTAAATAACGGGTTATTTTGCTGTGCCTCAGATATCGGCTCCTCTCCGTTTAGCTTTTTATATACTGTAGTGATAAGAAGTTTTCCCTTTTGAGATAGTTCATATAACGCACCTTCGTTTCCACTACGTTCGCGCCATTTAGATATCCACCCCTCATCCATTAGTCGCTGGAAGCGATTTACATCCCACGCGAATAGGCATTCATATTCTTTAAAGTCAGCGCGCTTAAATAATTTTTGAGTATATAAGAAGCATAACATCTCAAGGTCAGATGTTCCTACCCCATACTTGCGCTTTACCCAGTAACGAACTACCTTATAATATTTTAGGTAATCATACTTTGGTTCAATTCTATCGTAGTTTTTACGTAAACTTTGTCTAAATTCCATTAGATTATATTTTATATCTTTGCAAAGATAAAACAATTATTTAGATTATGCCTAAAACAGCTGCTTGGCAAAGAAAAGAAGGTAAATCCGCTACAGGAGGACTGAATGCAAAAGGAGTTGCGTCATATAGAAAGGAAAACCAAAATAAAAAATAATGGAATTAACAAAAGATCTGTTTTACTCTGTATATTGCTTTACAAATAAAATTAATAATAAAAAGTATGTTGGGCTTACTAATGATGTAAAAAGAAGATATAATCAACATAGAAAAACTAGTAGCAGAGCTGTTGTTTTTTGTTTAGCTATAAAAAAATATGGATTTGAAAATTTTGAATTTTTAATATTAAAAGAAAATATAAGTCTAGAAGAAGCGAAATTATTTGAAAGACAATTTGTAAAAGAATTAAACTCTATGGTTCCAACTGGATATAATAGAACAGAGGGAGGGGACTCTTCTGTAAAACATACAAAAGAGACTATAGAAAAAATAATTGAAAAAAATAGAATTTGGAGATTAACTAATGATCATCCAATGAAGGGAAAAACACATTCAAAAGAAAGTAAATATCTAATGCGTGAATCGGCTTTAAATAGAACAAATTATCCTTCAGGAGAATTGCATTGGAATTTTGGAATGAAGCATAAAGAATCTACCAAAGAAAAAATGAGTTCTAAACAAAGTTTAGGTAATAATGGTTTTGCTAAAAAAGTTATAGATTTAAATACAAATATTATTTATCCTTGTATAAATGAAGCGAAATTAATCTATAACATAAGTCATTCTTTCATAAGTATGCTTTGTTCAGGAAAAAGAAAAAGTAATAAATATAATTTTAAATATTTAAAAGATTATGAGCAAGAAAACAGTCTCTCTTTCAATAGGTAGAGGAGAAAAATCAAAGACTGGAGGGCTTACTGAAAAAGGAATAGCTAAATACAATAGAGTTACAGGTTCAAAACTTCAGACAGCAGTTACGACTAAGCCTTCTAAGTTAAAGCCAGGTAGTAAGGACGCTAAGAGAAGAGAATCATTCTGTTCAAGAATGTCAGGAATGCCAGGACCTATGAAAAAGCTAAATGGAGAGCCAACTAGAAAGAAATTAGCATTAGATAAATGGAATTGTCGATGAAAAAAGTAATAGCACTAGCTAAAAAATGGGATTCAAAGAAATCTTTAGAAGGCAAGATGTCGTATTTAAAAGGTAACGTTAAAAAACAAGGAAGTGGTTCAAAAGTAACAAGCTCAAAATAAATAAATAAATGATACCAAACGGAACAAGTTTTATAGGAATTTCAACTAGTGCTAATTTAAAAGAAAGACGATCTGCTTTATCTGCAAAGACAACAACTCCATATACTATTGAAGATATTCAAGATTCAATAAATTATGTTGCATTTGCTGGAACAAGAAAAATAGACACGGATATTACATTTTTAGGGGATTCAATAACAGCAAATCCATTATGGTGGACTAAGAACTTATTAGAAAAAGTATCGTTTAAAAGCTTTAATAATTTAGCCAGAAGCGGCGCAACGTGGACTAATACAGTTGATACTGTTTATGATATTACTTCAGATGGCGGAAGCACTACAGACGACAATACTATTTGGAATCAAATCAATAAATTAATTTATCGTGTTTCTAATAATTTACAACCAGTACCAGAAACGATTGTAATATTAGCAGGAACAAATGACTATAACAGACCAAGAGGAAGCGCAGAAACTACTTTTGTAGCTGATTACCCACTTACAACTGCTCCAAATGCAGTATTAACATTATCGGATGCTATTCGTTTTAATTGTGAATTTATATTGTCTAGTTTTCCACATTGTCAAATAATTATAACAACTCCAATACAAATAGCGTATCAAGATAATCAAGTGATATTTGCGATTGGTGATATGATAAAAAGCACTGTAAAAGAATTATCAATTCAAAGTATTGACTTAGGTCGTGAGGTCGGAATTTATGGTAAAAAAGAAGCTGTAATCGCTATTGATTTAGTAGATGGCTTACACCCAAATTCTTTTGGAAATGAAAAAATTGGAGCATTTATGGCAAAACGATTAACTAACTTAATAAACGTATAATCATGCCTTTAAAATCAGGGAAATCACAAAAAATAATAAGTTCAAATATTAGAACAGAAATAAAACACGGTAAACCACAAAAACAAGCAATAGCAATCGCCTTATCTAAGGCTGGTAAAACAAAGAAAAAATGATAAAAGAAAAAACAACTGGAGAAATGTATTCGTCTAAAAAAGCAATGGCTAAACACGAAAAAATGGAGGGTCCTAAAATGCGTATGGCAGAGAAAAAAGGAACTAAAACTTTAATGAAAGTTAAAAAGAAGTAATGTTACTTGGTAATACTATTGAAAAAATAACAACCGCTACTGGCGTAAGGAAAGTAGTTAAAATAATATCAAAAAAACTTGGTGTTGATTGTGGATGTGACGAAAGAAAAGAATCGCTAAATAATCCAAACCTACTAATAAACAAAATGCTATGAATATTTTAAAACAACAGTATCTAAGGGGTGTGAATTTAGAGTCTGCAAGTCAAGTAATTAATTCTATTTCTGGTGGCGTAAATAGCGGATGCAATTTATATGTTGGTGTATCTACCCAAGACAGCATTATTACTGTAAAAAACACGTCTGGTGATGAAATTATATTTAATAACGTTATTCAAGGTACTGTTTTACCATTTAGCGTAATAGAAATTACTGATATTAGCGGAATTGGCGGATTGGTAGCGCTTTGGTAAAAATACTGAGTAAAGAAATAAAATATGACTCAATATAATTGGACAATCTCTGCTTTTGATACAATTACAGCCTCGGAAATAATAACTAATGTACATTGGAAGTTACGTGCTGAACGCGAAGGAATAATTGTAGACACTTATGGATGTACCCTACTTCCAATACCTAAGGGAGATATAATTGAATATGGTAATTTAACAAAAGAACAAATAATTATTTGGTTAGAGAATATAATGAGCATTATTCCAAAATCAATTAACGGAATGGACCAAAAATCACAACTTGAAACTATAAAACAATCGTTAGAAAAAAGAATTGATAAAAAATTAACGCCAATTAATGAAACTATAAAACCTACATTCTAATGAATATACCACTTATACCGTTCGATAAAGCAAATCATTTTATATATGGATTTATTATATTCGTTTTAAGCCAATGTTTTTTAAATGACTTATATAGTATCGGAATTGTTTTTTTATTCGCTTTAAGCAAAGAAATTAAAGACCAAATAGATTACAAAGGATTTGATTATAAAGATTTATTAACTACAATGATTCCCTCAATCATTTTATATTTATTAAGATGAGTAAAGAACAATTTGATATTTTAATTAGCAAATGGATTTCAAGAAAACTATTAGTTTTTTTAATTGCTTGTATTGGTTTATTTATTGGAAATATACCAAGTACAGATTGGGTTACAATTGCAACTGCTTATATAGGAATTGAGGGATTTACAAATATAGTTGAAAGATTAAAAAAATAGAATGGAAAACTTAGAACAATTAACTAGAGATATAAAAGAAATTAAACAAGCTCTTTTAGGAAGTGAATTTAATAATTTTAAAGGTATGGTTTCTCAAATGAAAGAAACTGATGAACGTGTTGAAAAATTAGAAATTTTCAAGAACGAAATATCTGTTTATGTTAATCAGTTCAAAGTTGCTTTTGTTATTATATTTGGAGCATTAATTACTTTATTATTTAAAATATTTTCAATACGATGAAATTAGAAATTAAAAGATTACACCGAACAGAAAATTCTACAATAGGAGAATTAACAATTGATGGAAAATTTGAATGTTTTACTTTAGAAGACAAAGAAAGAGATATTAAAATAAAAGGAGAAACAGCTATTCCAAAAGGAACTTATAAAGTAATAATTAATCAATCTAATCGATTCAAAAGATTACTTCCATTATTGATTGACGTTAAAGATTTTGAAGGAGTTCGAATCCACGCTGGAAACTCTAATCACGATACAGAAGGTTGTATTTTAGTTGGTAGAACACGCTCAAAAGATTTTATAGGTCAATCAAGAAAAGCTTACGATTCTTTATTTGCTAAAATGCAAAAAGCAAAAGAAATAATTTTAATAATTACATGATGAAATATATTTTAATTTTAGTTAGTTTAGCATTATTTAGTTGCTCAACTCGTAAAGTTCAGAAATCAACTGAAACTATCAAAGAAAAAAGTGAAATTTCAGTAGTAAAAGTAGATAGTTCAAAGATTAATATTATCGATAATTCAGAAGAGTTGATTTTTGAACCTATTGATACGATTAAACCAATGTTTATAAACGGAAAATCGTATAAAAATACTCGAATTAAGGCTATAAAAAAACATATTAATACCAATATTAAAAACCATAAAAAAGAAACGTTAAAAGCCGTTAATGAAGTTAAAAAAGAGGTTACGAAAAAAGAAATAAAACGAACCTCTTTTAACTTTTGGTGGTTACTTTTGCTTTTATTAATTCCTATTTTGTATTTTGTTTATAAAAAAAGATTATA